TGCACCAAATTGGCCACCTAGCCAATCGACCATTGTTCCGACACCACTAGCGGTAGGCTGTTGATCTCCCTCAAAGATAGCCGTTGCCTCATTGATCAATTGATTAGTTCCAACAGCTGTTTGTGCCCGCTCCTCTTCTGCTTCAGCCTGTGCTTTTTCAGTGACTAATTGTGCTGGAGTTAAAGGTGCTTGACCTAATCGCCCTTGCCCTGCTGCCGTTGTGGCCGCCTTGGTAAGAGGATCTGTTATTGCCTCTGCTCGCCCTGTACCCATCTGACCGGCATAGCCTTTCGCGCCAGATAACGCGGCCTGTAGTTCTACATCATCTCGTGATCTGCGAACAACTTCATCCTGAGTTAAAAACCCTCCTCCTCGCCTGTCAAAAACTCTTATTCCTTGAGGCGTACTTATTGGTTCATAAGAAGGATATCCTCCAGACGCACCTTTAGCAGCAGCAGCTTGATTTTTAAGCATTTGAGTGGCCATGCCAGATTCTTGCAAATAGGGATCTGCACCCAACATTACCGCCGCGCGCTGCGGATCTGGCGCAACTTCAGCTGTTTTTAGTCCTGGAATCTGCTCACCCTCAAATTGCTCTTCTTGAGACAATTCATAGGGCTGTTCAGGTGTTCCCTGAAGAGCGCCAATCACACGATCCATAGCTTTCTGGCGTTGTTCGGAATATTGCTGTCCTAGAGCCTGTTCCTCTTCTGCTACTTTCTTCTCACCATATTTGCCAATAAGAGCCTTCCCTAGCTGTCCAACACCAGTACCCCAGCTGTACGGCACGGCGCGTCCTGAAACGCGCTCAGTGCCCCCATATGGCGCCATGGATTGCTGTGTTATTGCATCCATAACTGCTCTTCGCTTCTGCAAACGATCCCAGTCTGATGCTAATGGTGTTCCTGCATATTTAGGCATTAGTTAATCATCCCATAATCCACAGCCATATAACCGCCTACAGTCGAAACAGCCTCTGGCATTACCTTAACTACGTCTTGAGCCATAACCCCTACCTGCCTATCACCACCCCAAATATAATCAAATGCATAAACTGGGAATCCCATAATGCTTGTTCCAATCCTTTTTATATTCTTCTTGAGGCGTTTATCAGATGCAAAAATAGCTGGGCCTGCGGCTTTGATCCCAGCAGCACCAAGTCCTGCTAATCCGCCCCACATCGCATTGTTTTGAGCCGTCTGTGCGTTATAATCCGCCAGATCATACGCACCTTGCTGCTGTGCTGCTCCAGCATAATTCGGGCCACCAGTGAATTGCTGTTGACCATATGCCTGGAACTGAGGCATACCAACTTGAGAGCCAGTTCTAAACGCGCTCATTTCATTGATTGGTGTCTGCCTCTGCAATAACTGTTCTTGTATACCCTGACCGCGACCCTGTAAGGCCGACGAATACCCCATTCCTGCCATTTGCTCGGCAGCAATCTCAGCCTGCTGCCTTGCATCAGTTTGCTGGCGATCCAACCTGTCCATTTCTCTGCCATACGCTTCACTACCAACAGGTATCCCTTGGGCTACAAGTTGGGCTCTTTTTGATTCTTCGTCCCGTGCTTTTTGGGCATCAGTTCTGGCCATCATGGCGTCTATAACACCCTGGCGGTGCTCACCATATGTCGGCGCAGCGCCTTCTATAGTGAACGGCGTAGAAAAGATGTCACCCATCTGACTTACGCCTTGTTCACCAAGCTCAGCAAGCCCAGTCTGCATCCTTTGGCTGGCGTCAAAAGCTTTTTGAGCTTCCGGATTAAGCGCTGTTGTTGCTGTCCATTTGTCAGGATTGCTTACTGATGTGAATGCTCCCCTTGTTGGCGCAACTGCAGGAGCTTGGGATTGAACTTGAGTTTGCTGTGGATACATATTGCCAAAGGATCTCCCACCTCTACTATATGACGTAGTGGGGGTGGTAAGTCCACGCTCATAAGCATCGAGGGCAGATTGATAGCCTGATTCATCAAATACTTCTCCAGAGCCTTGCTGCCAAGTTCTTGATCCAAGCGGATTATACTCATCTGGGCGATTAGCTAGTGTCTGCAGCCTAGCCATTTCAAGATCACCAGCTGCAGTTGCTTCTGCAGCACCTCTATAATCCGGTGGTGGTGGAGCGTCAGGTTTACTCATTATGCGGCCTCTTCTTTACATTTGATCCATTTGCAATCATCTCTGTGCAACTCCAAAATAACCGTATCCACATCCTTCTTTACCCCATCCCTTATTCTGGCTACTTCCTTAAACCCTATTTTCTTATCGAACTTTAGCGCTTTTGCATTCTCGCTACTGACAAAACCTATTGCTGTTTGCCTGTCGCCGACATTGAAAATGTAATCGAATACTTCATATAGAAAGGTGTAATTCTTCAGCCCAAGAGGGTTATCTATGGCGATATGAACCTGAACACTGCCAAGCGTCCACAAATCCATCAAACAAACACAATATAGCTCGCCTTTATCAGATATTGCTGATATTCCTCTTGCGTCGCTTATCCTTTGGTGTTCAATCTTCTTTCCAATCCATTGAATATGTTCCTCAGTAGAAGGAACTATTCTCATAGAATCCCGCCCCTCTCATACACATAATCACATGAAACCCATTTGACAGTATAACTAGCTGTTTCAACTCTAATTCCGCCTGCTGCACTATATCCAACGTTATTGTTTGGTGATGACCATTGCCTTACTACTAACAAAGCGCCTGTCCATAATGCGCCATCCCATATTGCCGTATCCCATAATGACGCTTCAGGCGCTGTATATGTGCTTGTTCCTGTTATTTCGTTATCTGTAAAATCTACATCAAGACCGACACCATATGTAATGCTTCCATTCACTCTGAAAAGGGGGCGAAAAAAATTAAATCTCTTCTGTTGTGACGTATTACCAAAATAATTAAATGCTGCTTTACCCAAAGCAACTATCTGATCGTCGCCATCACTCGTTCCAATCCAAGCTTTTCTTACGCCTGCTTCAAGCCCAAAATACAGTTCTTTATTATATTCAACAAAGCATTCGCCATCCCAAGAATCAAATTCACACCAGGATTTAGTGATAGTATTCATCACATATTGCTTATGCTCACCACCTTCTGCTATCGGGATATTGAAGATTAAAGCTTCTTCAGCTGGATATAATGTCGCTTCCCATCCGAAATTATCCCCATATGAAGCAGCAACCTCATTAAAGGCATCTTCGATTTTATTGGTTAGTGCAAATGTTGAATCGATCTGAGCAGACTGCAATGCAGTTGATAATGGGAAAGCCCCATTTTGGATAATGGCAATCAAATCACCGCCAAACTTAACATGGCTCCTGCGGCCTAATGGCTTTCCAACAAAATAAACGCCTGTCAGAACCCATTGTGAAGCTGTAGAAGGATCAGTGCCACGATATACAACAACCTCACCTTCAGATGTCATACATACCAAGGCATCATCTGGGCCATCACCAGAGTCAAAAGACCAGGTTGCTGTCCACATCAAATATCCGCCCTTCCTGCATAATGAGGAAAGATCGAATTCTATTAAGTCACCGCCAGCCGCATTAGCCGATGGATACCAAAATGACAATGAATCCTTTTCAACAAAGATAAGCCTACCCTTATATTGGCTCACATTGATTATATCTGTTGAAGGTAATCCTATTAGTGCAGGACTTGTTCCTGAATCAACAGAGAGCCATACAGCGCCGTCGTAATATAAAGGTTTATCAACACCATTGACCATAATCAGCCAGTTGGTCGTGCCATCACCAAAATTGGTGTATTGGAACTCCCCGTCTGTCACAGTTGCTGATTGAGCTGCTGCTACACCTGGAGACGATACATCATAAACATCAGTATCAGAGGCGGCGAACATTTCACTATTACCGTCAAGCTTATTGTAAACAGCTAAGGTTTTTACAAGGCCTGTGATATCTGAGGCATATTCCTCTCTACCGCCTCGCATCCTTACATCTGATGTAGTGGGGAACCAATTAATGAGCTTTGTCGCATCAGTTGGTGGCATATTGGCCAGAGCATCTCTGGCATTCCAGCCCCCAACAGGTGCTGGCGTACTATAAACATCAACAGTTTGAGCACGAGGCGCTTTTGTTCGTATTGCTTGTCTCACGGCAACGGCCAAAATCCTTGGTTGATTATGATTTTAGGAGATGATTGATGCTCCCTGTTATCTTGATGCAATACTTTCTGCAAACCCTGCCTTGATAGAGCATTTTCTACCAGCTTTTCATATGTCCTGAAATCTTCGGCATATTCGAAGCCTTTTTCTTTCTTCCATCGCCATCTTAGGCCCATCTGAATAATAGTCTCAGGCAGGTCTATGGTGTCAGTATCTCTTGTGAAATATTGCTGTCTACCACAGTTTATCCAGGCCCATGTGACATATTCAAAAGCCCATGTATTCCCCGCTACAGCATCAGGAGTGACTAGTAATTCGCCGCCCCTAATTCTTGCCATGTAGCGAGGAGCTGTATTCGCGAATCCCTTCTCAGCTTGCCAATCTGGGCCATCAATAACCAATATCGGGAGATTTTCTGTTCTATCCCAAATTGTGTCGTTTTTGATATACCTGAAGCAGTCATCAGCTATGTCTGCGATCGGCCCTTGAGACTCTCCAGCTACCGTTGTAAATACTGCCTCCCGAGTTAGTACCTGCCAACTACCGCGCCCAGATAGATCGTTCCCCTCTTCTTCAAGAAGAGAATAAATCTGAGCAATTTGCGTATCCGTCGTATCAATAACCACAGTCGGAACTGTGATATTGGTTCTACGGCAAAACCTCTGAACAGTAGTTAGCAGGCTCATAGCTTATTCCTGTAGCTTTTTGAGGATAGTTTCTGGCTTCATCAGATGATGTGGTTTCTTTCCGAATTTTTCTTCGTAGCGCTCTGCTGGTGTCTTTTCAAGACCTCCAGTAAGAGTTGTACTTTCCATGGATGAAGGATATGGATGGTCACTATGCTGCTGGTTATTAGACTCACCATCCTGAGCATCCATACGAATTTCAAACCGTTTGATTTGATCCTGCAGAGATTGGATTGTCCCTTTTAATTGGTCATTTTCTTTCTCAAGCGATGCTATCTGCATTGTGAGCGGACCATGGTCCTTAGCTGCTTGTAGCCAAGCCCTAGCCTTGTTCTTTAGGTCATGGGCTCCCATCCCAAGGCGCCGCATAGCTTCATCATTAGCTTGTGCAAGATCCTCAACAGACCTGCATCCAGCATTCAGAAGGTTCTTGCATTGCGCTGGAGAAACAGAACTCCAGTCCTTTATAGGTGTTCCATCTACTGGCGGCTCCTGTCCATCCTGCCAACGCCTGTATGACTCTTTCCACAAGTCGAGATGCTTTTGAGGGATCCGACCTGCACGCACATTCTTCTCAACCGACACGAACCACGCCGCTACCTTTTTCTCTACAACATCCTTTGAATATGGTGGGGTGATTAGCGCGTAATCTTCATCCTTTGATACGTGATGCCCCTCAGATAATGTCCTCTCACTATCAGTTACTGCACGTCGCTCAAATCGAACATATGCCGGACGATTTTCATCACGCTCTAAAATTTCACCTACTGACATGTCTCTCTCCTGTCTGGATTAGTTACATAAAATAATG